GCAAGCTGGCGCGAACTTTCAGGGAAGCCGGACGGAGGCTCTTGGGGGCGGGGGGCCGTCGGCGGTCTCCCAGGGGGCGACCTATTCGGCGCTCGCCGAGCAGGTGCGGCGCCTCGATGAGATCGAGCAGGCACGGGCGGAGCACAACGCCCAGCAGTTCCAGGCGAATATCAATCTCGCGGCGGGGATCGGCGCGACGGCGAAGTCTGCTCAGGCTTCCGCTGCAGTGTTCATGGAAGCCGCTCAAGCCGAGGAAGCTGCCGCCAAGAAGGCTGCGGACTTGCGCGCGCAGATCAATCCGCTCGAGGCGGAGATGACCCGCCTCGGCAAGCAGATGGCCGAGTACAAGCAGCTGCTCAACGCCGGCGTCATTTCGTCTGGTGAATACGAGCAGGCACAGGCGTTCGCAGCGAAGCGGTTGTCTGACTTCGACATGAACATGCGCCGTGCCGCGATCGGTGGGCGCGTTCTGTCGGGCGAACTCGCCAACCTCGGTTACCAGGTCAACGACGTCATCACCGGCCTGATGCTCGGACAGCCGGTATTCATGATCGCCGCCCAGCAAGGTGGCCAGATCTACCAGATCTTCAGCCGATCCCGCGCGAGCGCCGGCGAGATGGCGGCGGCGTTCATCTCGTCAACTGCTGCAATGGTGACACCGGCTCGTGTTGCCTACACCGCAATCGGCGGCAGCATTGCCTTCGCGACGGCGGCGCTGATCTCGTTCGAAGAGAAGCAAACCGAGGTCCAGCGGAAGCTTTCTGGTATGGGGCGGGCGTCCGGCGCGTCGGTCAACCAGATCGACGCGATCGCGGCCAATGACAACAGCGGGTTTTCGACCAACGAAGCCCGCAACCTCGCCGCGGAGCTGGCATCGACCGGAAAGGTGGGTGTCGCGGCGATCGCGCCAATCGTTGCGCTGGGCCATGACTTCGCGAAGACCTTCGGCGTCGATGCGGCTGAAGCGACCAAGATGCTTGCCGATGCGTTCTCCGACCCGGTTCGCGGCGCGGACGAGCTCAACAAGCGGCTCGGGTTCCTCGACGCCAACACCAAGTTGCTGATCGACTCGCTCGTCACCCAGGGCAACCGGCAAGAAGCGGTGAGGGTGCTGACCGATCGGCTGCGCGAAAGCGTGGCGAAATCGGCGGATGTGACCGGCTTCTGGTCGCGTGCATGGGAGTCGGTCACTCACACGGTAAGCGATTTCTTCGATCAGGTTGGCCGCGGCGCCGACCGAGTGTTCGCCGGCGGCGCCGACATCAACGAGAAGATCGAAGGCCTCACGTTGAGGCTGCTGGAACTGCAGAAGGCGAAACTGACCGGAGGTCTGTTCGACGCAATCCTGAACAACGTCTGGCCCTCTCAACTTGACGAGGAGATCGCGAAGGTCACTCAGCAGCTGGAGGAGCTGCGCAAGAAGCGCTTGGCCATCGATACAGCGGCGACACCGGAGACCGCGAACAAGCAACGTGGGCTGGAGATTGATGCGGTCGCACGGGCAATGCTGCCGGCGATCGAGCAGACCAGGAAGCTCGAGGATCAGACCAAGGCCCTCAATCAGGCGTTCTCCGATCCCGCGATCGGAAGGTGGGTCAGCGTCGCCGGCACCGACCTCGTGACGGCTCTTGAGCGGTCGCGCGCCGCCGCCGAGGCGATGCGTGGCGCCGATCCGGTCCGCAACCAGATCGCCGACGCCGAGGCGCAGATCAGAGCTCTCGACGCCCGCGCGCCGGCCGAACGGGCGCGGCAAGCCCGTGAGGCGGAGGCGCGGCGGCAGCAGCTCGACCCGAACGCCGGCACGGCCGCCGAGCGCCTTCTGAAGCAGGACCAGGCGGCTCGTCTCGCCGCCGGCGGGCAGACTGCGCTCGACAACGTCGAGCGGCAACGGATCTCGACCCTCGGCGGCATGGCCTCGGTCCAGGACGTCGTCCGCAGCAAAATGCTCGAGCTCGACAATGCCGCGCGTGACGGTGTCAGCATCACGCGCGAGCAGCGCGCCGCCATTCTCGACCTGACGCGCGAGCAGGCGCTCGGCATCACGGCCATGAAGCAGCAGGCCGACGCGACGCGCATCCAGGCCGAGACGCTGGGCATGTCAGCTGGAAAGGCGGCGGAGTACAGCGCCATCCAGACCCGGTTGGCAGAGGCGATGCGCAATCGCCAGGTGCTGACCGAGCAGGACATCGAGCAGATTAAGCGACAGGCGGCCGCGCTCGGCGAGGTCGTGCAAGCCGCGGAGCGGGCGCGGATCCTGCAGGACATTCGGTTCGGCGCGCAGACAGCGCTGCTATCGCCAGAAGATGTCCAGATCGCCCAGCAGTTGAAGGGGTTGTATCCGGATGTCGCGACGGCTCTCAGCAGCGTCGAGGCATCTGCGCTGCGCACCAACAATGCCTTCAGCAGCGTCTCCTCGACGATGTCCAGCGGCCTGACCACGGGCCTCGTCGACATTGTTGACGGCACCAAGTCGATCGCGCAGGGCGCCGGCGACATGAGCAAGATGTTCATCCGCGCGATCGATGAGATGATCGTCAAGATCATGATCGTCGCTCCGTTGATGAAGGGCTTGCAGGCCGGCTTCAGCATGCTCGGTATCGGCGGCACCGGGTCGATGAACGTCCTGCCGAGCGCGACCGGCAACGTCTTCGGCGACAACGTGATCCCGTTCCGGAATGGCGGCGCTTTCACGAACTCGGTTGTGAGCGCTCCAACGTTGTTCAAATTCGCGAACGGCGGAGCGATGTCGCTCGGCCTCATGGGTGAGGCCGGGCCCGAGGCGGTGATGCCGCTTCGGCGCGGCTCTGACGGGAGGCTCGGCGTCGAGATGGCAGGGGCGCCCCGCGCCGCGAACAACAACTTCAGCGCGGCCCCCCGCGTCACCGTGATCAACAATCTCGGGGTCCAAAGCGAAACGAAGACCGCCGTCGGCGCAAACGGCGACATGACCGTGACGCTGAACAAGATGATGGACAATGCGGTGGCGAGCTCGATGGCGAACGGCAGTGGTCAGCGCGTGCTGAGCAGCCAGTACGGCGTGAAGCCGTTCATGGGATCGTAAACGATGGCAATCCCGGATTGGCCGGCGGTCAATTATCGGCCCGAGCGCCCGTCGTTCCAGCCGATCAAGATGGCGCTGCCTCCTCTAACTACTGAGTTCGAGCAAGGGAACGAGCGGCAGCGGCCGCGGCCGGGCGATAACGTCGGGACCGTTGGACAGACGATCTGGATGACCTTGGCGGAAGCTGAAGTGTTCAAGTCGTGGGTGAAGAACACGCTCAATCTCGGGACCGGGCGATTTCGAGCGAAGGTGTGGTTGGGCACCTCCTACGAGGAGAAGGTCTGCCAATTCACGCGTGACGGAAAGCCGGCATACGCACCGGTGTCGCGATCGCGAGTAGCTGTTTCCATGACACTACGTGTGTACGGGGTCTAATGCCGAGCTATAGCGAAGCTTGGTTGGAGGCCGTGGCATCATGTCCGCCGTCTGAGCGGACATACGACACGGTCCAGCTCGACCATCCATCATTCGGCGAGCCAGCATACATCGTGGCGAATGTCGCCGACGATATGCAGTTCGGTATCGAGCCAGGCGCGGCAATCAATGCCGGCCAAATGGTGACTTTCATCGCGTGCCCGTTCAAGGCGCCTTGGCCTGAACAGCGCGAGGGGCAGCCGCCTGTCGCAAAGGTCGAAATCGATAACGTTGCGCGTGAACTGGTTCCGAAGGTGCGGGCTGCGCTCGGGTATCGTTCGTACATCACCGTGACCCATCGACAGTATCTCGAGTCGGATCGAGGCGAGCCGGCCTACGGGCCGATTTCGTTCATCCTGTCCAATGTGACGCTGATCGGGACGAAGCTGTCTGGCGAGGTTCGGGTCAAGAATCTGCAGAACAAGCGGTTTCCGAAGCTCGACAAGAACTATAGCTACACCGACTTCCCGAGCCTTCTGCCATGAAGCGACGCGCGGAGTTTCTCAATCGAGTGATCGGCGAGGCCTGGGACTGGCGGTCTCACAACTGCTGGACGTTCACGCGGCTGGTGCAGCACGAGCTGTTCGGCCGCGAGCTTCCCGATGTCGTCGTCCCGACGGACTATCAAGATCTCTGGGTGCGCAGGGAATTCGCACGGCATCCTGAACGAGCGTACTGGTCGGAGATTAAGGCGCCGAACGGAATCGTAACCGCCGGTGACGGCGCGCTGGTGTTGATGGCCAAGCAGCGTTTCCCAGGTCACATCGGCACGTGGCTGAAGCCTGAGCAACGCGTCATCCATTGCGGAAAATTTGGCGTCGTATGCGAGCCGGTGCTGGCGCTCCGACAAAGCGGCTACTTCAACCTGTCGTTCTTCGAGCACGTAGGAGAATTCACCAATGGCTGAAGCCGCGTTCGCACCGGCCTGCTTCATCGCCAACACATCCCTGACCGTCGTAGGTTTGGTACCGAGTGTCTATGGACCGTTCGCGTCGCTCGAACTCGCGATCGCAGCTGCGGAGAAGATCGTTATCCCTGGCACCTATGTGATCTATGGCGGTGCCGCTGCTGCGCACCAGGTAGTCATCACCGCGCCGACTGTCACGTCCAAGGCGCTGTAAGGCCCTTCATTCGTCATGTCGCACTCTCTCCCGCAACTGCCTCCGGCGCTGCCGGCGGCCGAGCGCAGCCGCGCGCGTCGCAACCGGGCCTCCGGTGCACGCCGGCCGGTTCTGCATGTTGTGATGCCAGGCGTCGAGGTGGCGCGGGCGGTTCCGCGGCCGCGCGAGAGCATCTCAGCGTTCCTGCGCCGGACCGGCTGGGCCGCTCACGATCGCACTCATGGCTGGCGCTTTCGGAAGGGGCTTCCGACAATTTGCGAGGTCAACGGCGCGCCGCTGCTGCGCCGCCACTGGCGGCGTCACCGGATCGCCGCGCGCGATCAGGTGCGGTTTGTGTCCGCGCCGCTGCAGGGTGGACAGGGTCAAGGCGGAAGCACCGTCAAACAGGTGATCGGTCTGGTCGCGCTGGTGGCAGTCGCCGCCTTCGCTGCATGGGCGGGACCGGCGCTCGCGGCCGGGTTCGGGCTGACGGGCACTGCTGCAACATTGGTCGGAGGTCTTGCCACCGGTGTGATCGGCATCGGCGGCGCGCTGCTCGTGAATTCGTTGGTCGCACCGAAGGCAGGCGCCACCAACTCGCCGAGCGCGACACAGGATCAGATCTATTCGGTACTCGCTCAGGGGAATGCGGCGCGGCTGGGACAGCCGTTGCCGGTCTGGTACGGCCGGTTGAAGGCGTTCCCCGACTTTGCCGCGACACCGTGGGGTGAGTTCGTCGGCAATGATCAGTACCTGAACGTGCTGCTGTCGGTCTCGATGGGATCGATGTCGTATGAGGCGCTTTACGTCGACGACACCCTGCTGTGGACCGCGGCCAATGGCCTCGTATCGTCCTTCGCCGGCACCGAGATCGCGTTCTATGAGCCGGGCCAGAGAATCTCTCTCTTCGCGGCGAACGTGCACTCCTCGAGCGAGGTGAGCGGGCAGCAGCTCCCTGACGGAAGCGGGACCAAGGGCGGACAGTACATCTCTGCGAACTCGCCGACGTCAGGTGAGTGGGTCGGCGGCTACGTCGCAAACCCGTCGGGAACCAAGGCGCAGGCCATTGCGGTCGACTGGGTCCTTCCGGGAGGTTGTTACACCGTCAACGCCGAGGACGGCGGTATCGGAAATGCAATCGTCTCGCTGTCGATCGAATACGCGCCTTGCAATGATGCTGGCGCGCAGATCGGGGCCTTCACCCCGCTTGCGTTTGTCGAGAAGGTCTACGCCTCTCAGAGCCCGATCCGTGACAGCGTCAAGGTCGACGTCGGGCAGGGGCGCTACTTGGTACGGGTGCGCCGGAATGACGCCGCACTGAGCGGCAAGGACGGCTCCAATTCCGTGATGTGGGCAGGTCTGCGCGCGTTCCTGGTCGGGGATAGCTCTTTCCCGGATGTCTCCACGGTGGCGATCAGAATCCCGGCGAACAAGACCACGCAGGGCTCATACCGGTTTGGAGTGCTCGCGACACGAAGGCTCCCCGTCTGGAATGGAGCCACGTTTGTCACTCAGCCGACGCGAAATCCGGCTTGGGCAACGCTGGATATGGCGGTCAACAGTGTCTATGGCGCCGAGCTCGCCGACTCGAAGATCGACTACAACGCGATCATCGCTCACGCAGCAGGATGTGACGCAAGAGGCGACACCTTCGACTATCGGTTCACGACTGCCGTGCCGGTGCCGGAGGCCTTCGACAAGGCCCTGACGCCGTCGCGCGCTCGACATTTCTGGCTGGGCGACACGGTCAGCGTCGTCAGAGACGAGTGGCGGGATGTACCCACGATGCTCCTAACGGATCGCGAAATCGTCCGCGATTCGATGCAGGTGTCGTTCCAGATGCTCGGCGACGAGGACCCGGACGCCGTAATCATCGAGTATATCGACGAGGGCACCTGGCTTCCCGCTCAGGTGCAGTACCCGCCGAACAGTGAATTGTTCATCGCTACTCGTGCCGAGACGCGCCGAATTGACGGCGTCGTCAATCGCGCCCAGGCCTATCGCGAGTGCGCTTTCTACTATCGGCAGTCGATCTATCGACGCGAGAATCTTCAGATCGGTACCGAGTATGAGGGCCGAGCCATCACGTTCGGCTCGGTCGTGCGCGTGCAGTCGGACCTTCCTCTTGGGTACGGCTACAGCGGTGCCGTCGTGGAGCGAAGCGGAAATATCCTAACTCTTGAGCCCGCGCCGTCGTGGTCGGACACTGGAAATCACTACATCAGACTTCGTCGCCCGAACGGAAAGCTCTTCGGCCCAATTCGCGTGGTGCAATCCGCCAGCGCTGCCGAGGTGGTTCTTGATAGCGCTGGTCTTGCATCTGCAGAGGCGGCGCAGTCAACCACCCTTGCCGAGGTCCTGCTGCGAGAGGATGGCGGTGAATGGCCCACCTTCGAATTTGGGACCGCCGACGATCAATCCCGTCTTTGCGTGGTTCTCGGTGGCGTTCCTGATGGAGACCACTGCACGCTGAGCCTCGTCGTTGATGATGAGCGCGTGCATGCATCCGAGGATGTGGGGATTCCACCAGTCCTGCCGGTTGGCCAATTCCCAAGCAACCCGACGCTTCCACTTATCGTTGGCCTCAATGCGAGATTCACTCAAGGTGTTGCCGAGCCAAAGCTGACCGCAAGTTGGTTCCCTACCGCCGGCGCGCTCTATTACATCGCGGACGTCAGCTACGATGGAGGCAGCCACTGGCAGCAGGTGTACGAGGGGCAGGACAATCAGTTTGAATCGGTCGTAACGCTCGCCGCGCTCAGGCTTCGCGTTCAAGCTGTCAGTGCCGGCGCGCGAGGGCCGTATTCTATCGTCGAGCTCCAGGCGCCTACGATCAAGATCGCCAACAATGCGGTAGCGCTCGACTCCCTGATTGCTGGACTCCGAGATCTAGTCACCAGCGGACTAGACGAAATTAAATCCACAAAGGATGAGATTGATCAGCTCGTTGCGTCTCTCGTATCGAACGACATGGCGCGCAATTGGCTGGATAAAAAGCAGACGCGAGCCGAGCTGTCAGCGCAAGCTGGGGGCACGAAAGCAGCCATCGCTGAGGTGAGGGCTGTCGCCGTTGATACACAGGAAGCTCTGGCTGCATACAAGGTAACGGTGACGACGACTTTCAACAACGTGTCGTCGACAATCGAACAAGAATCCCTTGCGCGTTCGCAGGCAGACCAGGCTCTTGCCGGGCAGATCACCACGGTCTCGACTCAGGTAGGCGCCAACAGCGCGTCGATATCTACCGTCCAATCCAGCGTCGACGGCATCAAGGTGCAGTATGGCGTGATCGGAACCATCAACGGATCCACCGGCGGGTTCACGCTGGAGGGGATTGGTAAGCTCGACGGAACGGCCTCGTGGACGATCAATATCAGGGGCGACGTCATCGCCGACGGGTCGATCACTGCGCCGAAGATGTCGGTCGGAGCATTGTCCGCGATTACGGTGAACGCTGGCGACATTACGGCTGGAACGCTACGGTCGACTAATAACAAGATGAGAATCTTACTTGATCAAACTCGCATTGAGTTCTGGCGATGAGCGAGCGCAGCGCAGTCATCAGTCTGTTCCCGGACGGCAGCATGCGGCTACGGGTGTCGCTGCCGGGATTCGACGCCTACACTGGACCCGATAACGGGATGTCGTTCGACTCGGCTTGGGCAGACATCCTGAAGGTGCACCAGATCGGCCCGGCGACGATCGCAACATTCCCGTCGACCCTCTACACAACGGTGCCATTTCCGGAGCTTGGCTACACGCCGTTTATCGAGATCCGCCGCCGCGTCGGCAACATCATCTACGACGATTACGTCACCGACAATCGCTACGGCTTCGGCGCCGCGATGTATAGCAATCGCTTTACGGTCCAGGGCGAAGCCTCCGAGATGGACATCCTCTACGTCGTCTACAAGATCCCGGTGCCGTCGCCATGACCGAGCGCGGGATTGTCATGGGGTTTCGCGGTTCCGGCGATTGCGGGTTGTTCGTCGCGCCGTTGGGGGTCGACGCCTACGTCGCAAGCGACGATCAACTCACGCTCAACGTGTCGAGCAAGGTGTCGCAACTGATCCTCTCGGGATGGGTGTACGAGCCGTCGATCGTGGCGATGGGGCTAACACGCTCACCTTATGTCTTCATCACCAGCCGAGAAACTGTGTCGGATATTGTCGGACTCAGCGGATGGAACGGCGTGATCCGCCCATCACCGTCGGGGCTTAAGACGGGCACCGAGCAGGGCGGAGGCATCACGTTCATCACCTATCCACCTTCCTACGCGGCCATCAACGGAAACGGAGCAACGATGACGATCCAGACCACGCGAGCCACCTTCTATTCGGTCTACAACAAGCCGTTCACATGACGCTCGGAGTAGTATTTCAGGGCGGCGGAACGCCGTTGCGTATCGCGGCCGCAGGCCAAAATGCGGACGGCGCCGACGTGTTCGATCTGTTGTTTAACGGCGACAAGGAGCCGCTACGGTTTGCTGGGGCCGGGTATGTCGAGGTTCCGTCGCTGACCAACTACAACTGGTCGCCGGCCTGGGCTGAAAAATCGACGGCATCGATCGCTGTGCCGGCCGGCACCTATCCGATCTTTATGGTAGCCGGCAAGGAATCGGTCCCGAGCGGCTCATCTCGCCTTTTGCGGACACCGTATCATAACTCCAACGGCTATGGATTCGGGGCGATCATCACCAGCGCTTACGAGCTTTGGGGTCTGAATTTCGTCCACGACGCTGGTGCAGCGCGCTATCTCAATGCAGTTATCAACTACGCGATCCTGAAGAACTACGGGTGACCTAATGCTGTACGTGGTCCACAACGAGCAAGGCCGCATCACTCAGGCCAACAAGATCTTCGCTCCGGCTCCGGGCTACGAGGGGCAGCTCCGCGATCTCGGCTACTCGTTCGTGCAGGACGAGAAACGCATGATCGTGCCGGGCGAAGAGTTCTGGGTGCACAAGGACAAGCTCCGTAAGCGCCCGGATCTGTCGGTGCTGGCGCCGCGGCGCCGGATCAAGGCCGGCGGCGCCGAACGCGCGGTTCTGCACGGCGTCCCGAAGGCCGCCTTGGTAACGCTGACGATGGATGGTGTGCAACTCTATCAGGGGACACCCGGCGAAACCTTGTGCGAGTTCGCCCTCCCGGTCCCGGGGCTCTATCGCTTCGCGGTCGATCTGTGGCCGGCACGGTTGTTCGTCGTCGAAATCGAGGCGGTGGCGTGATGGCGTTCGTTCTCGACATCGACCCGATGCCGGCGCTGCGCGAGGACGCCAAGGCCAAGGTGACGCGGTTCTTCAACCGGGAGGCCGCGGCGATGACACATCAGGATGCTGCTTACGCGGCAAAGCGAGCCGCCGCAGCGCGCATGCAGGTAGGCGAGGCATCTGAACAGCTCGTCGCGGAGGCGGCGCTGCGCGGCATCTCCGCCGAGGATCTCGCGCGCGAGATTCTATCCAAGCCAGACACCGTGGCGGAGCGCGAGCATCGCCGCCAGACCGTCCTGGCCGCGATCCGATCGGCGGCGACCCCGCAGCAGCTCAAGCAAGTGATGGCGATCTATGGCTGAATTCCCGAGCTATTCGACGGGGACCGTCTCCGTCGTGTCTGGCAGCACGTCCGTAGTCGGAAGCGGCACGATCTGGTCGGGAGTGAACGCGCGAGCAGGTGACTTGTTCGTAGCAGACAAGTTTGCGGCGCTGGTGACAGATGTCGTCGACGCCGAACACCTGAAGATCACGTCGTGGGGTGGTCAGGATCTGACCGGGAGCTCATACGCGATCTACAAATGGTCACCGTTGCGGTTCGCCGGTGGACAGGCCATGGCCGATGTCTCTAGGCTTCTTGCGCTGCTGAACGAGGCCGGTCCGTACTACATCATTGGTGACGATGTGACGGAACCAGATCCGTCGATCGGCGAGGATGGCCAGTTAGCAAGACAGCCAAGCACCGGCAAAGAGTGGTTGAAGAGGGACGGCGCCTGGGAGTTTCAAGGTATTTACGGGAACATCTCGTGGGAAGAGGTGTGGTCCGCTTCCAAGGAATACGGAATCCGGACCGTCATCCCGCACAACGGCAAGCTCTGGATTTCGAAACGAGCAAACAAGAATGTCGAGCCTGGCACTAGTTCTGAAGACTGGGGCGTCTTCTACCCGTTTCCTACCGAATCGAGCTTGACGATAACGTTCGACAGCGATGGGCGAGAAATCGCCGCAGGGTCGACTTTTGATTTGCCAGTTGGCGTGACGAGCGTGATTCGAAGGCTGCGTCTGCGCGCCGACGGTGTCGGTTCGGCAACAATCGACATTCGCCGAAGAGCATTCGCTGATGGCGTGCCGACAGTTGACGATAGCATCTGCGGATCAGCGAAGCCGCACCTCACTGCTGCCAGGGACTATGAGGACGCCACGCTGGCGGGATGGTCTCCGACCATCGGCGACGATGATGCACTGAGGTTCGTCGTGGAGTCCTGCTCGGGTATCACCCGCCTTACACTCACCCTCTACACCGACAGAGTATTTAGCTAAGAAAGGACCACGTCCGTGGCAGTCGAGTTCGACCACTTCTTCAAAGCAATCGGGCATCAGGGCGCCGGCCGGATCAATCTGGAGACGGACACCTTCAAGGCTGTTCTGACCAACTCGGCGCCGAATCTCGCGACGAACGAGTTTTTGGCCGACATCGCGCAGATTGCGAACGGTAACGGTTACACAACGGGAGGCGTGACGCTCACCTCGATCGTCTGGTCTGATCCATCAGGGGACGGAAAGTGGCGGTTCACTTCGGCGCAGTTCAAGTGGACGGCGTCCGGCGGACCGATCGGCCCATTCCGCTATATCGTGGTCTACTCGGACACCTCTGCAAATGACAAGGTTGTCGGCAGGTTCGACTTCGGGTCCGCGATTATCATCCCCGATAGTTCGGAGTTCGGCATCACGCCAGGCACCGACGGAATCTTCCGCACCGGAAAGGGGACATTGGCATGACCACGTTCGCTGAGGTGTTGGAGCAGATCGAAGGCTTGCCACCCAAAGGTGCAGCGCAACTCGTTCGCTCTGCTCGTGAAAGGTTCAATAAGCGGCGCCTCGATCTCATCGCGAAGGCTGAGGAGCTGACCCGGCAGCTCGCCGAGGTGGAGGGCGGCGAAGAGCCGAACGATCAGGTGGCAGCAAAAATCCGCGAGTTGCGCGAGGAGGTGCACAACGAGCGACAGGTGGTCCACGACGCAGCGTGTGAGCTCAATACGCTCTTGCTGCAGATCGAGGGACAGCCGCAGCCTGCGCCGTCCGTTAAGCCGGAATGGTCGATCCAGGTGGTGAAGTAATATGGCGGTCGGTCGCGTCCCTTGCGGGCGCGGCGCCTGCGGTCGATCGGCGGTCGCCCAGGAGCCGCTGTTCATTATCCCGCAAGCTGGCTCGCTCGCGGTCTCATCAGGATCGGGTCTACGGCCAGCGGTTGACGTCGTCCCGGGTGAAACGAGCGTTGCCCTTGTCGGCGCTGCCCCAGACTCGCTGCTTTCGTCGGCGGCAAGCGGAAGTGTTGCCTTCCAGGGCGGGACCGTGTTGGTCGAGGTATCGCTTTCGCCTGCGGCCGCCTCTGTCGCCACAGCTGGCGGCATGCCGCGGTCGCTTCTGTCCTCGAGCGCTGCCGGCCATCTCTCCATTCAGCCGGGCCAAGTTGCCGGAAAGGTCGCGGTCTCGGCGATCAGCGAAACGATTTCCGTACAGCGCGGAAGGCCGCAGACGACCGTCACTGCGCTTATTGCGTCGGGCGGGCTGCCCATAAAGCCAGGTGACGGTGTCAGCGCTGGAATCCCCGGAAACTTCGTAGCGGCGCGTCTCGCGGTTCGGGGCGGCACGTTGAATGCGACCATCACCGCAGTTCCTGGGGAGCGGTACCGGTTACTATCGGACCACGCTTGTGGACGCGGCGCGTGTGGTAGATCTCCTGTCTCATCGCTGACATTTCAACCGTCACGCTCTGTTGCCATTGACGATGGATCGGCGACCGCGGCCATCACCGTTCACCCCGAAGCGGGTGCGCTTGCGCAAGTAAGCAAAGTCCGAGCCGTCGTTAGTGGTCTGCCACCCCCTGAGATGATCGCAATCGTTTCCGGCAGGATCCCATCGCGTCCACGCATCTCTGTATCTCTGTTCGACTAGGTGAGTTCTCAATGGGCAAGAAGCTGTTCAACAACGTTCGGCATATCGTCGTGACGCCTGGCTCTGGCGCGATCGCGCTCGGCACGGTGCCAGCAACTTGGCAGAGCTTTGCTGCGGCCGGTGCGGTCGACGGAGACCAGCCGCCTTACGAACTCGTCGATGGAGACAACCGCGAGAATGGCTACCTGACGCTGCAAGACGGCGTGACCACTGCGACACGTACGGTGGTCACATCGACAAACGGCAACTCGCCGATCGACCTCAGCGGAAGCGCCGTTCTGACCTGCACGCCGATTGCAGAGACGTTCAACAACGACGTGTTGTCGGTGTCTCGTGATCAGGGATTGTCGACTGGTGCGAAGAACCAGGGTCTTTCCAATCTGGGGGTGACGGACCTAGGCAAGCAGATCGCGACTGCTGCTGATGCTGAGCATGCCAGGAGTGCCGCTGGAATCTCGGGCCGGAATCTCATCACCAACGCAGATTTTAGGATCAACCAGCGAGGATATGTGTCGGGCGCGGCGCTTGCCGCCGGTGCCTACGGACATGATCGCTGGAAGGCCGGCACCGGCGGCGGTGCCTATACGTTCTCGCAGCTGGTGACGTCGACCCAGATCAGCATTGCAGCAAGCAAGTCGATCCGACAGACCGTTGAGCCCGCAAATGTGCGCGGCGGAACATACGTTCTCAGCTGGGAGGGGACAGCAACCGGTCGCGTCGGAGTTGGCGGCGCACCGACCGGGAATTTCGTCGTTAGTCCGATCACGGTTACTGGAGTCAGCGCTGGGCTGTCTCTCGACGTCGAGTTCACAGGTGCGAACGCCGCTGGCGGGAGCTCGATCGCATCGAACGCGGGGACGCTGGGGAAGGTGCAACTCGAACAGGGGGCGGTCCCGACGCCGTTCGAGTTCCGGTCGATCGCGTCCGAGCTGGATGAATGCATGCGGTTCTATCAATTTGTCAGAGCAGGCAGCCAGGACAACGGTGCCGCCGTAGCGACGAAGGGATACTTGATGTCTGTCAACTTCCCGCGACGGATGCGGATCGCACCACAAGTCCTAGATTACACGGTTCTTGCTGCGCAAAATGTAAGTGGATCGAGCCGCTCGGTCACCGATGTCTCAGAATATGGTCTGACCTATTTGGTGGCTGCATCTGGCGGCCCGACGATGATCGACCGCGTGACGATCACGCTGTCCGCTGACCTGTAACGGTGCGGGCTGTATTCCCGAGCGAAAGCGAGTTTGCGGACGAGAACGAGCGTCGCAGCAATTTGGCCCGGTACACGATGTCATCGAGCTTTGCGCATAGGGAATGCGCATATCGGTTGTACGGTCGCTCGACAATGAAATACGTGATGGAAGCAATCGCAAGGCACAAAGCCGGATAGAACCAAGGCTCAACATTCGCTGGTGCGATGATCGATGGGGTGTTGAGGCAATCAAGTACCTGAGCGTGCACAAGGTATAGCGAATATGAGATGCGGCCGATGTATGGAGCACCTGGGACCAATGGGATCTTGGCGCCTTGGAGGACGGCCAGCACGAGGAAGCCAGTGGCCGCCGCGGTGATGTACTCGACAAGGAAGAACAGATTGGAGTCCACGGGGCGGGCGACGTCCACGGCAAAGTAGAAACAAGTGACGATCGATATGCACGCGGCACCCACTACGGTTGGGTACTTGAGCTTGATCGAAGACACCGGTGCGCTGTGAAGCGATAGGCCGATAAACATGCACCCGAGAAGAGTGTACGGGTAACTCGTCAGCAGGAATGTTGCTGCGGTTGCGATTAGCAAGAATGCCGGCGTTGTGATGCGCTTCAAGCCGAAGACAAGAACTGATAGCGCAATAATCAGATAGAACGCGACCTCTACATAGAGGGACCACATCACCTCAAAGGAGTACCCGGGAGGAGAATAGGGTTTTCGGGTCATCGTGAGAAGTTGTGGGAGGATTTCGAGCGTCAATTGGAGGTGCGGAGCGGACCAGAGCGCCAAGGCCGCGATCGCGCTGGCAACAGCGACGTAGTACATCGGCATGATCCGAAGCGCGCGCCGGATTACGAATTTGGTGGTGAGCGCCCAGCGGCCCCCAGAGTCATTTTGCAGGCTTTGCCCGATTAGGTATCCGCTCAACACGAAGAACACGATCACGCCTAGCCCCCCGCCAGGTAGCCAGGGGGAGTAGAAGTGGTGGGTCATAACCGGGATGATGGCGAGGGCACGAAGCTGGTCGAGCGATCGGTTACGCGATTGGTTCAAAGTGTGTCTCCGGAAATGATCCAGAAATATTGCATATCACAGCGCGAAACGGAATTGGCGCGCGCGCAACGGTAGAGATATTCCCGGTTTGGGAAGAGCCTGCGGAGCCATCAGCGCGGCTGTATGCTCGCGTAATGCATTGGCTGAATTAGACAATTTTGATGCTGCCCGGTGGCGAGCGGCGTCTTTCGCCTTGGGGCATCTCCCGGCCCGAGAGTAGCCGGGCTGAAGGCCTCGATCGAAGGCCCGGCGAGGCCGGGCGACCTCACAGGAGCGGACCAGGATGATGCTGAACCTCATTTTTGGGGGCGCTTACGTGCGCGCCGGTGTGCCGCGATGACCGTGTTTGTCACCGCTGCGCAGATCCGAGCGATCGCCGGCTTTGGAGCGCGATCCGACCTTGTCGCCGCGATCGTCGATGGATGGCCGGCGGCGGTCGAGAAAGCGAAACTCACGACCAAGCTTCGAGCCTGCCACTTCCTCGCGAACGTGATGACCGAGACCGGAGGCCTCAGCGTGCTCTCCGAAAGCGGTGCCTACTCCGCCAAGGGCATCATGAAGACCTTCGGGATCGGCAAGCACAGCGCCAGAGTCTCCGAGGCGGAGGCTCGGCGGATCGCCGCTCTGCCGGTTGCGCAGCGCGGCCCGGTGCTTTTCAACCGGGTCTACGGCGTCGGCAACCCTGTCAAGATGCGGGAGTTCGACAATACGGGGCCGAACGATGGCTGGATGTACCGCGGCGGCGGTATGATGCAGTGCACCGGCAAGAGCAATTACCGCAAGATGGCGCAAAAGACCGGGCTGCCGCTTGTGGAGCATCCCGAGCTGCTTCATTCGCCGGGCTCCGCCTTCACAGCAGCCTACCTCGAGTGGGGCGGCGATCCTCGCTGCAATGCTGCGGCCGACCGCGACGACGTGAAGGGCGGCCGTCGAGCCATCAATGGTGGCGAGAATGGTCTCGATCGCTGCATCAAATTCCTGGCGACGGCCAAGAAGGTGCTGGCGAACTACGGGGGCGCTGCGCCGGTCGGCCTGCTCTCTGAGCCGGCAGCCAACAATGCGGACGATAGCGCCGACCCCGAACTGCAGGAGGTGCAGATCCGCCTGAAGGCGATGAACTACAATCCGGGGCGGACAGAAGGCGAGTGGGGCGGTCTGACGGCCGGCGCCATTTCCGGCTTCATCAACGATCGGCGCAGCGACATCCCGGCACCGACATCCGCCGTCGGATTCTTTGCGGTGAGGGAGCGCCTTGTTCTCGAGATCGAGGCCGCGGAAGCGGAAGGCTTTGCCCGGCCGGTGGCGGCGGGGCGCGCAAGCGCCGACCCGGAGGTTGTTGCCGAGGTCGCGCCGGAAGTCGTCCCGGCGAAGAGAAGCGCCCTCGCGGCCGCGTGGGGCGCTTTGGCCACGTTCTTCGCTGGTCTGTGGCAGACCGTCAGCGAGCCGGTGATGAAGGCTTGGGACTTCTTTCAGGGCCACAAGGACGACATCCCCGAAGTCGACAGCGGCACGGTTTCGGCCGTCACAGGCTTTCTCGGGTCCATCCCGCCGGCCGTCTGGATATTCGGGGCGGCGGCGCTGCTTGCCGCCATCTGGTGGCTGTCCCGGCAGAGCGCGAACGCAATCACCCAGAGCGTCAAAACAGGAGCACGGGCATGATTTCGGGGATCTTCGTGGCCTTCAACATGCTCAGCGCGGGCACCCGGTTTGCGATCATCGGTGGCGTGCTGGTGTCGCTCGTCGTCGGCTACGGAGCATGGCGGCACAGCATCTACCGAGAGGGATACACCGCGGGCTATCAGCGGGCGATCTCAGACGTCGGGCGCAACAACCAGCAGGCTGTCGGCAACGCCAAGCGGATCCGCGAGCAGGTAACTCGGTGCGAGTCTCAAGGCTTGGCCTGGGATCAAACGACAGGGGGGTGCCGATGATCAGGAGCGTCTTGGCTATCTGCGCAGGCCTGGCGCTAGCCGGCTGCGCGACCGTTCCCGGCGGGCCGACCTCGGTCGCCGGCTCGGAATGCAAGATCCTCGAGCGGCCAGACTATGAGGTCAGAGGCGCCACGCCGTATGACCAGCGGTGGGTCGATCGGACCGTCGCCGGCGGTATCGGCGCCTGCAATTGGGCTTACCCGGCACCGCGGCCGCCGGAGCTCGATAAGCAAAAGGCAACGCCGGTGGTGGCCAAACGGCCGCCGCGCCGATCGCTGATCCGGCGCATCAGGGATCGTGTAATTCCGCCGGCGGAGGCTAAGCCATCGACATGGCCCCCGCCGCCGGTGGCCGTCGTGCCGGCGCCGCCGGCGCCACCCCCGCCGCGCGAGGCCGTCGACGAGCTGCTGTATCCGGGAGGTGGCCGATGAGTTACACCGGATCACACACCAGATCAGTCGAATGGCTCTTGGCGTGCATGATGGTCGCATGGGGATTGGGTCTGCTGCTTCCCGGCGATACGCTGCAGATCCCGCAGTATCGGATGCTGGCCGATCTTGCTCCGGAGCCTGTGTGGGCCAGCTGGGCGCTTTCAATCGGGGCGATTAGGATCACCGCGCTCTACATCAACGGATCTTGGCGGCGGTCGCCTCTGATCCGCGCGTTCTGCGCCGGTCTTGGCTTATGCTGGTGGCTGGTACTTGGCTTCCTATTCTTCCTCGCTCGCGATGGAGGCCCGACACCAGCAGGGCTGCTGTGGTTCCCGATCTTGATCGTCTTCGAAGGGTACAGTGTAGCTCGTGGTGCCCGGGATTCTTACCATTCAGGGGCACTGCAGCGATGGGCACGACCGGGCTAACAGCACTCGACGTCATCATTCCACTCTTCGGCGCCGGCGGCATTACGACGATCATCGTTGCGGTGATCTCCTATATGCAGGCGGCGCGAGCCGGCCGGCGAGGCGAGCCAGAAAAAGCGGCAGGTGCTATCGGTATATCGGCGCTGCTGGCCGATGCGGAATCGGTCACGAAACTCTCGCTTTCGCTCGACCGGTTGGCGCTCGCCATCGACAAGATCGCGCTCCTCACCGCTGAAAACCGAGAGGATCTGAGAGACGCGATCGACCGAGCCACCAAGCTGTTCATCAACTTCATGGATGAATTCCGCGATCTTCGGCATGCCGTCGAGGACGCTAACCGCAACCGCGGCGGCTCGGGTAGCGGCTGACCAATATCAATCCAGGGAAGGCGCATGCCCGCGCTGACCCTGACCGGGCGCGCCCCGCGGTGCGCCCTTCGACCGGTAGATGACCTCCACCGGTTCCTCCCAAAACTGGCCCGGCCGCCGAGAGGTGGCCGGGCCTTTTTTGCGTTTTCGCGTTGGCCAGCTCACGTATTCTCCAAGTTGAGTTTCTTTGAGGTTGTCATAATTGGATATGCGAAAGACGTGCCCTGCAATCGATCTTGCTACTTCAGGCGAACTTTCTCGCCGTTTAGCACTTGACGGATTCTCGGAACTCTGCGCATACCCGAATCCGAAGTAACCGCTCCGCCGAAATCAGTCGGCGCTCTTGAGGACCGCCATGTTGAGCCTACGCTCACATATCGCCACCAAGGCCACCAGCGAACGCCCGTTTATTCGGGCGAACGATTGGTCGTGCATGTCGGTGACGAAGCAAGGTCCGAATTATCAGCCCGGCACAGTCGGGCGCAGTCTCCCAGCAAGAGCGTAAATCGGCAGACGGGACTCCCGCTCTGCCACCAAGGCAGAGGATCGGTAGATGTCCCGTACCAGCACCAGCAGATTCGAAGACCATCAGCAGGAGAGGCTTTTCTCCTCGCCGGTGGCGCTCGCCTTCGTTCGCATCGTTGTCGAGCGACGGGGGCTGACCGAGGCGCAAGCTCGGAAGATCTACCTCGACTATCTCAACCGTGCAGAGCCGGCGGAAACCCGCGGCAAGCGCGCGGCTGCCTGAAGTAATTTTCGACCAGGCTTGATCGCCCCTGGGCATAAGGCGATCCGCTGACCGGTAGTGGTCCTCTTCAGTGAGGCGGTGAACACTGGTTTCCGGCAGCGAATGAACTAATTGGGTGGAGCAATCCGCCCGTTTGTCAATTTGCGCTGGCATAGCTCAGTCGGTAGAGCGCGCCCCTCGTAAGGGCGAGGTCGGGCGTTCGATCCGTCCTGCCAGCACCAGGCTCCGTTAGCTCAGCGGTAGAGCCGGGTCTTTGTAAGGCTCAGGTCGCAGGTTCGATCCCGTGCACGGAGCACCATTCCCGCTGTCATAGCTCATCGCTGGAAGAGCGCGGTCTTGGTAGGGCCGAGGCGCACGGTTCGAGCCCGGGTGACAGCACCATCAATGCGCGCGTGGCGAAATCGGTAGACGCAGCACGCTCAGGACGTGCCGGCCTGTCCATGGGGGTTCAAGTCCCTCCGCGCGCACCAAGATCATCGGGCTGAACTGTGCATCGACAGCGCGCCAATGTGCACAGCGAAGTCGGTACTGGCAAAAGCTGGATTACTCCGAAGGGCGGCAACGCGGTCTCCCCTGATGCTCTATGCCCCGGTGGCGGAATTGGAAGACGCCGCTTCCTCAAAAGAAGCTTCCTTGCAGGTTCGAGTCCTGCTCGGGGCACCAGATCTCGACGTGTGGCTTGCCGGTTCGGCCGAACTTGGCCGGCTGCACGAAGAGGGATATCCAGATTGATCCTTGGTCGGTCCGGTAACGGAGGAACTGACCTCGCGATGACGACGTCTGTGCGCCGTGGCTCTGGATGTATGTCGGCGGGTCCGTCCCCGCCGGCTAACGGCACGGAATTCAAGCGCGCTTAGCTCAGTGGGAGAGCGCCTCGTTTACACCGAGGATGTCGGCAGTTCGATCCTGTCAGCGTGCACCAAGTTCGACGTGAGCCTTCGGTAGACGGGGAGGCGCCACAGCCTGCTTGGGATCGTGGCGACCATGCCGGAAGCTCGGGAGAGCGGCCAGCCCTATCGCGCTGCCTGGCGCGCATCAGGGGGCACGGGATCAACATGGTGGAGGAAGCTCTCACGTCGATAACCATCGAATGCGTCCGTAGCTCAGCGGCAGCAGCGCGGTCTCGACACGGCCGAGGTCGGCGGTTCGATACCGCCCGGGCGCACCAGATTTCCTCGCGTAGCTCAGTGGTAGAGCGAAGTCTTGATAAGGCTGCGACGGGTGTTCGATTCACCACGCGAGGACCAACCCACCATCGACAGGAGGTCTACATGGAAGCGAAACGTCCCGACGGCGTTCACGTCCTGTCGGCTGAGAGCCTCGACGCGCTCGCACGAGCGAAGGCCAAGGGCGACGCGATCGTGTCGCGCCATCTGAAACCGGGGCGGCTGGCCGCCGCATCACATCCAGATCCTGGACGTGTGACCGGAGCAGCGATCGGCGCGGACTTTTAATCCGCCAGGCATTTGCCTCATCGGGGGTGCGAGTCCCTCCACGTTCACCATCACGGACGAGTAGCCAAGCGGTCGACGGCACGCGGCTCTTAACCGCACGAGCGCAAGCTCCGCGCTGGTTCGAATCCAGCCTCGTTCACCAATCGCGGCCGTGGCGGAAACGGTAGACGCACTCGCTTGAGGGGCGGGCGCTTCGGCGTCCGGGTTCGAGTCCCGGCGGCCGCACCACTTCAGAATTTCGCCTCAAGGTTTGATCCGCAAAACGGAAGTGGCCTCGTCGTCCAGTGGTAGGACACCGCACTGTCGATGCGAGAACGGGAGTTCGATCCTCCTCGAGGCCGCCATCTTCACCAGCGCGTAGCTTAGTCTGGCTAAAGCGCCTGCTTCGGGAGCAGGAGACCGTGTGTTCGAATCACACCGCGCTGACCAATCCCCGCGTGGGATGCAACGGAGACGCGGGTTCGAATCCCGTTCGCGGGTCGATCACCTGCGGTAGTTCAGCGGCCAGAACCACCGGCGAATTCATAGCCCCGTAGCCAAGCGGTTAAGGCTGGCCCCTCATAAGGGTCTCATCGCCGGTTCGAATCCGGCCGGGGCCACCATGTCAACCAGAGGAGTCGACGATGTCATCCGCGCACCCGGCGTTGGTGCTCAACGCCGATTTCCAACCGCTCAGCCATTTCCCGTTATCGCTCGTCTCATGGGAGGAGGCGGTCCGGTCGGTGGTAAAGGGCTCGCACGTCGTCGTTGCCGAGTACGACCAGGTCGTGCGGAGCCCGTCGGTAGTGATGCGAATTCCATCGGTGATCGCGCTGCGCGAATACGTGCGCCCGCCGACGCGAGTGGTATTCACCCGCTTCAACGTGTTCCTCCGCGACCGCTTCCGCTGCCAGTATTGCGGCGATCAGCACCTCCGCGGCGAGCTCACCTTCGACCACGTGATCCCGCGCGCCGACGGCGGCCTGACCTGCTGGGAGAACATCGTCGCGGCGTGCAGCCCGTGCAACACGAAGAAGGATCGCTTGCGGATCAAACCGCTCCGTATCCCGCGGGAGCCGACGGTGCACGAACTCGTCGCGGCGCAACGGCTCTTTCCGCCGAACTTCTTGCATGAGACCTGGCGCGACTTCCTGTGGTGGGACGTCGAGCTCGAGCCGTGATCTAACGGTTGAAGTGAATTGCGAAAACCGGCATTTCGCTCCTAAGCTGTACACCATTTGTTGCCGGCGGCTTTGTTTGCCGGCAGCATTGCACTTCCTGCAGCGGCCGCGGCGACGCGGACATTGGGCGGTGCCCGTTCTCACAAACCCCAGGCGTTCACGCGTCAGCGACAGGGGAACGGCGCGGCGGGATCGGTGCCGGCCATTTTGGCGTTGATGGTCCTCTGTGACCCATTCCGTCCCGGCGGTGACTGCTCCATCGTCGGCCCGTCAATACGGAGCGGGCCATGGCGATGACACCGGAGCAGAAGGCAGCGAGCAAGAAGGCGCGGAGCGATCGCGACAAGGCCTACTGGGCACGGAAGAAAGCGCGCAACCAGGCCGAGAAGACTGGGCTCGACGAAATTGAGCGACGGTTCGGTCCAGCTATCGAGGCGGCGAAAGCCGCGGAGATGAAGGTCGACGAATGGCGGAATCGCGAAATCGATCGGCGTAAGCGGGTGATAGCTGAACTGGAGTCTGAACTGAAGGAATTCAGCGCCAGATCCATGGAGGAGTCGCGCGCCGCACACCGGCCGGTGACGGAGGCGTACGACGCCAAGCGGGCCGCCGAAAAGAAGCTCGAGGAAGATCTCGATCGACTATTCCCGGATCTCGTCGGCTCGGCCAGATGGTCTGCTGCGAACTGGGGCAAGAATCGAAACAAAGCACTGCCCCTTAGCTCAGTGGAGTAGAGCGCGGCCCTCCGAAGGTCGAGGCCGCTGGTTCGAGTCCAGCAGGGGCAACCAAAATTGGATGGTCCCGTCGGAATGGTCTGACAGCGGTCTTGAAAACCGTGGCCCGCGAGAGCGGTGAGGGTTCGATTCCTTGGCCATCCTCCACCTTCGACTCGTTTCCGCCGCGTTTGGCCAATACGAGCCGCATATCGCGCCGCGCGCGGACGTACCGCCGGCGCCGCCTTGGAGTTAGTAGCCTGGGCACCAGTTGACGCAGGGACGAGCACCGGGCGCTGATCAGGCTCATAACCTGATGCCGAGAGGCACAGTCGGTTCGATTCCGACCCCTGCAACCAGCTTCGCGCAGACACCGTGGCATGTGGCGAGCCCAACGACGGAGACTGATTGATGGACGTTTCAGGCGTGGGCGGCTACGGCGGTGGTGTAGCGTCCGACTGTAAATCGGATCCCTTTGAGGCAAACATTGCTGGTTCGAATCCAGCCCCACGCACCATATTCAGCCACGCCAAGAATACGAAACAGCAAGGGAATGTCGGTCTCGGCCTCGCGATCGCGCACTACGTGTCCGAAATGGTAACCGTCTCGGTGCCCCTTAACGACAGTCAGGACTACGATCTAGTGGTCGACAAAGGCGGCGGACTGAAGCGCGTGCAAGTCAAAACTTGCAGGATGGCGCGCGCCGGGCAGTTCGAGGTTACCCTCTCGATGCAGGGTGGAAACCGCAAGGCGAACTATCTCGGAAAGACCGGCGACCAGTTCTCATACGATATCCTGTTCGTTGTGACGGCCGATGGTCAGAAATATGAGATTCCGCGGGCCGCGATCCAGCATCTAAAATTCAAACTTACATTGCCCAGCGCGGCATACATGCAGTTTCTGGTGTAAAGAGACTCCATCTCTGCGCATCAAAATGCGGGCATATCTCAGTGGTAGATTGCGACCTTGCCAAGGTCGAGGCGCGGGTTCGATTCCCGCTGCCCGCTCCAAATACGCCGCCCTCGTGTAGCTGGTGCGCACGCCTGTCTGAAGAGCAGGAGGACGCTGTTCGATTCAGCGGGGCGGCGCCAGATCCTGCTTGATTGGGTGCTTCGCGCGCCACGCTGCTGCGAAACGTTGGAGGCGATCGATTGCCACGTCGATGTTGCGCTCAATCGCATCACCGTCGCCGAGCGCGGGGCACTCCCGGCTCAGATAGGCGGCGATCTCTTCGGGAGTGGCCTGGAGCGATGCCACGTACTGGATCGCTGATTGTACCCGGAGGACGCCGTCGTAGATGCGGGCTGCTTCCTTCTGCCGATCACGCATCTTCTTGTCGTGCAGCTTCTCGGCTTTTGATTTCGGTGGGTAGTGCTGGCCGTCATCAGCCCGAACGCGCCGGCCTAGGCGGAGGCCCATTGCAGTAGCCTGCTGCGGAGAAGGGTAGACGCCATGCAACATGAGATAGCTCGTGTAGACATTTGGCGCGCCGTCCTTGGCGATCTCGCATTCCGCTTCGGCGCGGACGTATTCCTTCGTTGGATGTCGCCAGATCTTTTTCCCGCGCCGAGCCGGTTTCGGTGTTGGTCGCGCCGGCGGCTTGAACTCAAGAACAACTGACATGATCGGCTCCAGATTGGCCGATCAAGAATAACACGGGGACAGCACAAGGGTGCAGGTGATCCTTGCAAGATCGCCGCGCGGGGGGCGGTACCCCGTGTCTCCACCATACTTATGGCTTGCAGCGGACCTGGACCGCGTAAGATCGCGCAGCATTTCCGAGAAGATACTCTCCGGTGTTGATCACCGTCTCGCCGATCACCCGAGATGATGGGCATTGCTCGCGGAGCATCCGTGTCGCCAACTCGTCACGGGTGGCCTTGTTGTCCGGATCATAACCGATGTCTTTGACGTTTCGGATCGACACGACGAAGTCGTATGGCTGGCCTGGCGGAGCAGGGTCTACGCGAACAGCGCCTTCCTTCTCGAGTATCCTGGTGTGGCTGTCGGTGCCCGCGCATCCTGCGAGCGCGAAAATGGCGGCGATCGCCGCGATGGTCCCAAAATGCATTTGCGCAATCCTTTGGCGAAATCGCTAGAAATCCAACCAGATCGTGGACGCGAAGTCCACTGCATTGCTCGATGGCGGAACTGGTAGACCAGATGAATCGCTGTTGATAGATTCAGACGGCCCAGGCCGACGTTGGAGCGTCATGCCCGGGCCTAACCGCAACCAGCGTTGGAGCGCAGGTCATGGCTGAAAGCACGATACCCCAAGCAGTTTGTGAGTCAAAAACCACCACCTCGGTGGTCGACGATCTATTCCAGCGTAGCACAATGGTGGTGCAATCGGCTGTTAACCGGGAGGGTGCTGGTTCGACCCCAGCCGCTGGAGCCAAGTCAAAGTCAGGCCGCGTCAAGTTGTGGCGAGCAAGATTCAAAGAGCGCGTTGTTTTCGCAATGGGCAGATGCTGCCAGAACTGCGGATATGATCGGTGCATGGGCGTTCTTGAAATCCACCATCTCGATCCGTCGGCGAAGGAGTTGACATTCGGACAAATTCGTTCGGCACCGCGGGCCGTCCTGAAGCTAATCACCGAACTGAAGAAATGCGTGCTGCTTTGCGCAAATTGTCATCGCGAGGTTCATGCTGGGGTGGCTGTAGTAAATCCGGACGCCAAGGCGTTTGATGAACTCGCATTCCGTGAGATATGCCGACCAATCACAAAGCCAGTTACGCTGGTTCGGTGCGAGTGCGGAGGAAAGAAGCGAAAAGGAGCGTGGTACTGCTCCACGTCTTGTTCAGCTCGACCTACAAGGAGACGGGACCGCGGGCTCTTCTCTCATGGTGCCGAAGTGGCCGCATAGAGGCAGGTTCGAACCCTGCTCGAGCAGCCATAGATCTCAGCACAGGCCGGCATGCACGAGCGCCGCCAAAGCTTTGGGGTCCGATAGGCGGACTGCCCCGGTAGTGACGTGGCGGCTCATCAGATCCTGCAACGTCGCATCCAGCTGGTCTTCTCGACAATACACGGCTTCCTCAATGGAAAACGTGGGACGCTTTGTCGGGTGCGTGCGATCAGCGGTAATTCCGCCGTAGACGAGAAAGTCCATCAGCAGCTCCTTTCGTGTGGTCACGATCATAGCGGCGCTGCAGTTCGTTGGAAGAACGACATGCTGCCATCGGCTAGGGGTTAGGCCGTCGCGTTCTCAGCGCGAAAACACCGGTTCGAATCCGGTTGGCAGTGCCATCCACCCGTAGCTCAGTGGAAGAGAGCGGCGTGCTACGAACGCGCAGGGCGGGGGTTCGAGTCCCTCCGGGTGGTCCATCTTCTTCGGGGTATAGCGCAGTCCGGTAGCGCGGCGGTTTTGGGTACCGCAGGTCCGCGGTTCGAATCCGCGTGCCCCGACCAGAATTCCATTGCGGGATCGGCGCTGCAGATCCCGGTTACTTCGCTTTGGTAGCGAGAGGTCGTTGGTTCGAATCCAACCCGAAGGAAACTTCGGTAGCTCAGTGGTAGAGCGCTTACTGTGTCCGGGCTCGATACTTGCCCGGTCCCGCAATGGAAATGTGCGTGCAGATCTGCACGTCAAATGACGTCCCCATGACGGGGCCTGCGCTGATAGATCGCGGATACTTCTTGCCATGAAAGAGCGGGCTTCGGCCCATATTCCGCGCTCGCCGCTTGCCAGGCCCCGTCATGGCGACACCACCAACCGAAGGAGGTCGCCATGCGTCTCAACGTTTCAGCCAAGATCGCACCGGTCTTCACCCACGAGGGAGCGCCGGCGATCCGCCACCTCTCAGCTGAGCAGCAGCTGCGGCGGTCCGTCATGTCGTGCCTGCTGTGGGAGCGGGAGTTCTACGAGGACGGAAAGACGATTGCAGACCGGATCGTCGAGCACGCCGAGAAGGTGCCGCCGGCAGTGCTGGCCGGCATCGCGATCGAGGCGCGCGAGACGTTCAATCTGCGCCATGTGCCGCTTCTGCTGCTCGACGTCTTGTCGAAGACCGGGAAGGGCGATCGCATCGTGGCCGACACCGTTGACCGCGTGATCCAGCGCGCTGATGAGATGGGCGAGCTCCTCGCCATCTACTGGCGCAACGGCCGCAAGATGGTGCCAGCGCAGATGCGGAGCGGCCTGGCGCGGGCGCTGTGCCGCTTCGACGAGCACCGCTTGGCAAAGTATGACCGGGACGGTGCGGTGAAGCTGCGCGACGTGCTGCGGATGGTTCGGCCGCGGCCGGCCAACGACGAGCAGTCCGCTCTGTTCCGCCGCATCAAGGATCGGACGCTTTCGACGCCTGACACCTGGGAGGTTGCGCTCTCCGGCGGCGCCGACAAGCGCGAGACCTTCGAGCGGTTGCTCCGGGAGGAGAAGCTCGGCTATCTGGCGCTGCTGCGCAACTTGCGTGGCATGGCGGCCGCCGGCGTTGACCAGGACCTCATCCGCGGCGCTATCCTGGCCCGGAAGGGCGCTCACCGCGTCCTGCCGTTCCGGTACGTGGCGGCGGCCCGGGCTGCTCCGCAGTTCGAGCCGTTCCTCGACCAGGCTCTGCAGGCGGCGATCGCCGATCTGCCGCGGCTCGGCGGTCGGACCATTGTTCTGGTCGACGTGTCGAAGTCGATGGAATGGGCGATGTCCCAGAAGTCGGACATGGTCAGGATGGATGCTGCGGCGGCGCTCGGCGCCATCGTCAACGCCGAGCAGCTGCGGCTCTTCACCTTCTCGGATCGAGTGGTTGAGGTGCCGCCGCGGCGAGGCATGGCCGGCGTCGATGCGATCAAGCGCTCGCAGGCTCACAACGGGACGGCGCTTGGGGCGGCTGTAGCCGCGGTGAACGCCATCCCGCACGACCGGCTGATCGTCATCACGGACGAGCAGTCCGCTGATCCGGTGCCGCCGCCGGGTGCTGAGCGCGCCTACATGATCAACGTCGCCTCCAATCGGAACGGCGTCGGATACGGTCGCTGGATCCACATCGACGGCTTCTCGGAGGGCGTTCTGCGCTTCATCCACGAAGTCGAGCGGTCGAATTGAAGACGAGCGTGGCGCACGCGCCGCGCTCCCCATTGCCGCTTAGCTCAGCTGGTAGAGCACTCGACTCTGACTCGAGTGGTCCGCGGTTCGATCCCGCGAGCGGCTGCCAATTTCTTGCCCCGTGGCGAAACAGGAACGCGGTGGTCTGCAAAACCTCCATGAGCCGGGGCAGCACCGGCCGGGGCATCCATCTTGCGGGCGCATCTGCCAACTGGATAGGCTCGGGTCTTCTAAGCCCGGAAACGAGGTTCGAGTCCTCGTGCGCCCGCCATCACTCCGACGACACGAGATTGACGCTCATGCGACCAGCAGCAATTGGCGACCAGTGGGTCTGCCTGATCTTTCCGGCGGCCGCGATGACCGCGGCTGAGGCGCTCGCCGCCGCCGACAACGAGCGCGTCTGGACGGAGGCCCAGCACGGTTGCTCGATCGAGGTCGAGCGGGCCGTTGAGGATGAGTCTGGCGATTGGCGGATCACTGGACGACGGGTCGCGTAGCTCAACCGGATAGAGCGCCCGGCTCCTATCCGGGAGGTTGCCGGTTCGAGTCCGGCCGCGATCGCCATGAATTCAACTGCGGAGAGTTGGCCGAGCGGTAAGGCAGCGCGGTGCTAACGCGTCGAGCCCTCACGGGTGCACAGGTTCGATCCCTGTACTCTCCGCCATTCAATCATCATATCCTTCCGTGGCGTCCCAAATGAAGCCGCGCAAGATCAGATCGATATCCTCTTCCGTTTCGCCGCTCGCTATGAGGTCGGCCTTGTACTTCTCGTAGTATCTGAGGTCTTTCTCCCGGAGATTGACGCGAGCAGCATTGTCCAGTTCGGGAAGATCCATCGTTCTTCTCAATGTGAAATGCGGGTGTGGGTCATTGGTGGACCAGCAGCCTTCCAAGCTGTCAAGGACCGGTTCGATTCCGGCCACCCGCTCCAATTCAGGTCCACGTCTCGATATCGGCAGGGATGTGCGAGTAGCCGAGCGCGAGCGAGATGTAGAACCGGTGAAAGCCATCTCGTACCTGGTGCGGCGCTCCTGGTGCCAATCGAATGGGCGGGATTGGCTCGGCATCATAGACACGCGTAAGTATCCACATCGCGCGATCCTTTCCAAACCCGCCTTCGTCCAGATCGACATTCTCATTTCGCTTCGGCGGGACGATGAGGTCTATCGGCACCAGCGTGTGCGGTTCAACGCAGAAGAAGGCTTTGGTGGAGGGGCGGAACGTGCCTAGCCGCGCTTCCCAGATCCAAGCCATCGGCACCGAATGGTTCATCTCACGATCCATGGAGCTGCCCCTTTACGGTTATGCGATACCCTATCTCATGCAGTTCGATCCAGCCTTCAAAGAGGGCGTATTTAACCGCTCGTTCCCGCGTATGAGCGGACTTCATCTTCCCGATAAGAGAGCTATGCGTCAGAATTCCTCCAGCCGGGACGTTCATCTGCCGCGCGATTGTGAGCAGCTCGCGTCCGAGTTCTTTGTCTTCATCCTGCATTTCACTTCTCCTGCCATCGCCTGGTGATAAGGGTGCCGGTCCTTCAAACCGGAACTTCGCGGGTTTGACTCCCGTTGGCAGGGCCAACTCAGCCGGTTCGTTCAGTGGTAGGACGCCGCCTTTTGACGGCGGATGTCGAGGGTTCGAGTCCTTCACCGGCTTCCAGAATATCCCAGCCGGCGTCAGCGGGGTCAGCGCTTCGGCGGGTTAGGCGGCGGACCGGGCGGGCGAACGCCAGATCCCGTCGTCGGCAGCGCGGGACGTTCTCCATCGCGGGCCGGCACCAGCAACCGCAAGAGATCGTTCGGTGTGGCATCTCTCCAGCGCAGTTCGGTCCCGATCCGCCGCGAGTAGGCCAGCATCCCAGTCAATTCGTATTGGACTTGCAGCACGACCTTCGTGCCGAACAGCGCGGATCGATATCTCGTCTTCCCGGTCAGGCACATTCATGGCTCTCCCAGCAATCATCCCGGCATAGCCAAGCGGTTAAGGCAGCGCTTTCATACGGCGCCACCGGTTGTTCGAATCAACCTGCCGGGACCAGATCTACGACGCTCTCGTTGACTGTCACCGCCGGCACCGAGATCTGCAGCGTGCGCACGACGCCGGAGCCGGTGTCGATCCTTCCGATCGATGCTTTGGCGCGCTGGTCGAATTGCCGCGCCGCCAGTTCCAACAGCGCGGTCATGGGATCTCGGGCGGTTCTGACGTGTTGCGGATCGATCGCCACCTGGACCGGCCCGCGCGCCGCCAAGACCTGGCGCAGGACCGGCTCGTACTCAGCCGCGATGCTATCGCGCGTGAACTGAATGATGTGCTTGCCGAGGTCGGTGGTGACCAGCAAGCTCATCGTGGCGAGATCATCGAGTAGTCTGAGGTTGAGGTAGTGCTCATCGGATAGCTGCACCCTCAGCTTATCGACTTTCCGCTGCAGCGGCCGTTCGCGTTCGGCGCGCGCCATCCGCATCTGCTCGAGCATCGAAATCTTGCGCATATCTGTTTTCCTCTCCCGGTCTAGTTCAGTGGTCAGAACGCCGCGCTGTGGACGCGGAAACGTTGCGGTTCGATTCCGCCGGCCGGGACCATCAACCATCCACCCCGAATTCATCGACGATGATTGTGAGGGGGCGTCGTCCAGTGACAGGACTCCGGCTTCCAAAACCGGCTACGTAGGTTTGATTCCTGCCGCCCCTGCCAGCTTCGTACTGCTCAACCTGCCAGGCGGCGATCCGGAAGAGCGTCGGGTCGCCCTCGGTCAGCACGCCGAGCAGCAAGCGCTTTTCAGCCATGTAGATTTTCGCGAAGCCCGGGGCATGCTGTTCGATGTCCCGCGTATTTGAGATCAGGTCGGCAAGCTTGACCGTCTTGCCGCCCTCAGAGGCCCGCGCCACGTATGCGCGATCGATGGCCTTCCGCATCGGCCGATTCCCGCTGGCCATGGTGCTTTGATCGGTCACCTCCCAAACCAATCCTGAAATCTCGTCTCCGAACTCGCGCGCAAGATCATCAGGCGCAACGTCGGTATCCTCGATGATGTCGTGAAGGTAGGCCGCCGCCACTACGGCCGGCCGGGCAGCGACGAGCTCACATAGCGACGCCACCTCCTCGAGGTGCTCGAAGTAGGGCGCCCCGGTGTAAGACCTCGTCTGCCCGGCGTGCGCTCGCCGCGCGAAATCGGCCGCGCGCTCGATCAGCCCCATTTTGCATCCCTTCCGGCGACGATGCTGGGGTCAAATCGGCCTGGCGCCGCCGACCGGATGATCTCTCCGTAGACATCGATCACCGCCGGCGCGAACTGAGCTGCCACCAGACTCATGCCGGTGACGTCGGAATGCGTGCAGATCACCGCAACGTCGCCGCGGATGGAGCCAACGAACTCGTCGGCCGTGCCGAAGAGGTACGAGACGTTCCGCGGCTTTGTCCGGAACAACACCTCCGTGAAGAGAACGGACCAGATCGGGTTTGCCTCGATGCAGAAGACCCGCTTGGCAATCAGGCCCATGTGGAGGGAGAGGAGGCCGAGCCCGCCGCCGATCTCGACCACGGTCTTTCCTTCGATCCGCGGCCGCAGATACTCGGCAATCGCGTCGGCGGTCTCATCGTCCGTCACGGTCAGGATCGGGGCGGCCGCGATCCCGTGGCGTTCGAAATATGAGTCGGCGGCCTGGTGGCCGGCGATCGTGGAGTAGATCCGATCAAGTTCGTCTGTTTCCATGACGATCACCTAGACCTGCTCAAATGCGATGTGTTCGATGCAGACGCCGCCGGTCCTGCCTTCGATGGCGACGACGACGGCGCCGTGCCCCAAGATCCACGGTTCTGATCTGATCTTGGTCGCGAGAGCATCCTTGCGGTCGAATGGCCGAACTGGGAAATACAGACAAGGCGTTCCGATTGGAGCTTGGGCGGCGAACTGATCGCGGATCATCTCGGGCGTCGGCTTCTTCATCTCCACCTCCAATTCAGACGACGCCTGCTGCTGTGGCTTCGATGGCTTCCATCGCCTTGCGCCCGAGCGTGACATGATGAGCCTCAGCGCAGACGTTGAAGGCCTGGGTGGCGGCATCGAGTAGCCCGCGCTTGTAAGCCTCTCGCTCGATCCGCTGGACGTCGCCGCTGAGCGAACCGAAAAACTCTTTGTCATCCTCGGTCACGTGCTCGCATCCTCTTGGGCCGGACGCGGACCGTAGACGTACTCTTCTGGTGTGCAGCCTTCCTCGTAGATGAAGTCCTTCTCGCTGACGTCTCCGAGGATTTCGAGAAACAGGGCAACACCAGCCTCTCGATCGCGAGGATACGCCGCCAACGCTGATTGCTTCGCATCAAACTGTTTGCTCATTGTCCGTTGTCTCCTGGGAATCAAAACGGTATTCCATCGTCAGCATCTGGCGATAGCCGTCTCGTGAATTTTCGGATGGGAGTGGTCAGCCCGTTCCAGAGGTCGCGCCACCATTGTCGACGGTTCTCCCGTTCTTCCCACTCGGCATATTCAGCCATCGCTTCGGCGTGTCGGCGCAGTTCTTCGTCAGACACACTCCATGCTTCTCCACATCGCCAGCAGAACGCACGACCCGAGATGATGTCGACGTCATACCCTTCATGGTCGCAAGCGACATCGTCCCAGCCGTCGTATTCGTCTTCATCTTCTGTTGCCACGGTCACTCCCCCTTGATGTCAGAACTTGAGGAAGCTGACGCGCTGCTGTGCCTAGTGCGGCTATGGGGATTATCATGTTGAATCCTTCCGCGTCCAGTCCTATATAGAAAGGGATTAAGGTGTGGAAGTGAGGTCGGCCGATGAACCCGTTTCTGCTCGATGGACCGTCGCTGATCTCGTTCAGCGGAGGGCGAACGTCCGCATTCATGCTTCATGAGATCGTCCAGGCTCACGGCGGGGCGCTCCCTGATCACGTCAGGGTCGCGTTCGCCAACACCGGGAAGGAGCGAGAGGAGACGCTTCGGTTCGTCCACGAATGCGGGTCGCGCTGGGGTGTGCGCATCCATTGGATCGAGTGGCGCGACGCCAATCCTTGCTTCGACACGGTCGGCTTCAACAGCGCTAGCAGGTCCGGTGAACCGTTCGCCGCTCTGATCGTCAAGAAGCAGCGGCTTCCGAACTGGAAGGAGCGGTGGTGCACCGAGTTTCTGAAGGTCCGCCCGCTCTTCGCACTGGCCGAGTCTTGGGGTTGGACCAGCGGCGAATACACCGAGATCATCGGCCTTCGTTACGACGAGGGGATGAGGGTGATGAAGATGCTCGCCCGCAACGACAACGACGGCAGGAGGTGCTTCGCGCCTCTGGCGAAGGCCAAGGTCACCAAGCCGCAGGTCATGGAGTTCTGGTCTCGGCAGCCATTCGACCTGAACCTCCGACCTTGGGAGGGTAATTGCGACCTCTGCTTCATGAAGGGGCGCGGAATCCGTAAGTCGATCATCCGCGACAATCCGGCCTGCGCTGGTTGGTGGTCTGACCAAGAAGGCATTGAGCGAGGAAACGGACGTGGATGGTTCGACAAAAGGGATCGGGTCGCCGACCTGGTCTCGGAAGTCGAGCGGTCTCCGACGTTGTTTGACGATGGAGAGTGGGGTGACCACGACGCCGAATGCGGACTGCTCTGTGCAGCCGAATAGGAGCGCATCATGACAGAATCCCAGGTTAAGACGTTCACGGCGCAGATTTACATGGCCGGCGACATAAATCAGGCCAAGATGATCTGCCGAAAATACTGCTACGACGTCGGGTTGTGCGTCACCGTTGAGCCGATCGACTTCATCTACACTGGAGGTGAGGAGGCTGGTTTCAGGGTTGGACTGATCAACTACCCCCGGTTTCCTTCGGAGCCTTCCGACATTCTGAGCCGTGCAATTGATCTCGCACGCACTCTCCGGGACGAATTGTCTCAGCACTCGTTCAGCGTTGTCACCCCGACGGAAACGATCTGGGACACCAGGAGGGACTCCACACGTTAATCCTTCTGCGGCATGGTCCATCCGGCAAGGATCGGGGGAACCATGATCAACCTGTTGTATCTGAAGGACTGGACCGTGCTTGAGGCGCCAATCATCGATGGCGAGTATGTGATCTCCGCCGAGTTCAAGGATTCGGTGGACACGTGCGCCAAGTGCGGAGCCGAGGGAGTCTACCGCCACGGCCGGAAGGATATCGCCTACCGCGACGCCCCGGTTCACGGCAAGCCGGTCGTCATCAAGGTGAGCCGCCAGCGCTTCCGGTGCCGGCATTGCTCCGAGACTTTCCTCCAGCCGCTTCCGGACATGGACGACACCCGCAGGATGACCCGGCGCTGCGTCGAGTACATCGAGAAGCAGTCCCTGGTTCGGACCTACTCGTCGATCGCCGAAGACCTCAACGTCTCTCCGAAGACCGTCCGGATGGTCTCCTACGACCACCTGGAGGCGCTGGACGCCGCCTACAAGCCGTCTGCGCCGCTCTGCCTCGGCATGGACGAGGTGACCGTCATGCGCAGCCTGCGGCTGATCCTGACGGACGTGGCGAAGAAGAAGGTCATCGACATGGTGGAGAGCCGGAGCAAGCCTTCGGTCGTCCGCTGGCTGTCGCACCTCCCTGACCGGGAGCGCATCCAGGTCGTCGTAACCGACATGTGGGTGCCGTATCGCGACGCCGTCCGCGACGTGCTCGGCGTCCCCCTGGTGGTCGATAAGTTCCACGTCGTCCGGTACGCCAACGACGGGCTGAACAATGTTCGGAAGGAAGTCGGCCAGGAGCACGACGTCAAGGGCCGCCGGATGATGATGCGGAGCCGGCATCTCCTGCTGAAGCGCCCCTCCAAACTGAAGGCTCATGAACGGCTTGCGCTGGACGGCTGGCTCCAGAACGTGCCGAAGATCAAGCGGGCCTACGACGCCAAGGAGCGGTTCTACTCGATCTACGACAAATGCACGACGAAGGCGGAGGCAATGGCCGCCTACGACGCTTGGCTGCGCGACCTGCCGGCCGAAATGACGAAGCCGTTCGCCGAGTTGACCAGGGCTATGAAGAACTGGCGCACCGAGGTCTTCAACTACTGGGATTGGCCGATCACCAACGGCTACACCGAGGGCAAGAACCGGACGGTCAAGATGATCAACCGGGTCGGCGTCGGCTACAGCTTCCCGGTGCTGCGCGCCCGCATCCTGTTCGATCCGGACAACGTGGTGCCGGCTGGCAGCTTCATCTGCGACGAGTGCCTCGGGATGTACCCGGTCGAACTCAAGACCAGGAGCAGGCGGACGCCGAAGATGATGTGCCCGACCTGCCACCGACTCCACACGGATGCATGGTTCAAGCGTCATGCCGTTTCCACACCTTAATCCCCATACCCCCTAGTGCTGAGCCAGTTCGTCACGTCCGCGGTGATGGCGGCGGCGATCGCGATGGCGGCGATGGCCGGCAGAATGCGGCCGACGAAGAACATCACGTAGGAATAGGCTTTCCAGCTTAGCCGCATTTGGAAGCCTCGTTCTGGGTTGAGCTGGCGAGTTGAGGTGGAAACTCCGAGAAGAGCTCCATCATCATCGCGCTCCGATCTTCGCTGCTGTAGCCGTATGAGCCATCGTCGAGCCCGGCCCCGACGCCATAGCCGGACCATCCTGTCCAAACAGTTCCGTCGGGCTGCTCGAGGCGGACGTACTGGTAGTAGTTGTCCTCGACAGTCCAGAAGACCGTGATGAGGTGGCCGTCGACGCGAAACGTGCACGGCTTCTCTCGCTCGATGAACCAGTCGTGCGAGATGTATTCGATGCCGTCGTGGGATGCGATGGCGCCCTCCGGCTTGTCGGTCATGATCTCGATCAGATTGAGCGATTGGCCAAGCCGGCTGATGGCGATGTGACTCTGCTTGTAGAGGCTGACGAAGATCGGGCCGTCGCCGAGAATGACATGGAAGCTGTTGCCGTTTCGGCCTTCAGCCATCACCCATCCGGGCCACATCCCAGGGGTCGACTTGATGCCATCTGGCGACAGCACGGCATCGCTCCGATCTTCTTGCCGTTCGCCGTTTCGGTAGGCGTAGCCGCCGTAATCAGAATAGGCCACGATCATCGTCCTTTGCTGTCTGCGGAGCTGGGGCCAAACCCGCTCTCGGGGTGACTGATTTCGATCGGCTTGCATGGGCACGCCGGCGGCGCTCTTCCGCTGCCGGTCGCCCCGCAAGATCTGCAAAGCCAATTCTTTCCGCGGCGCCGATCTTTGAAGGCGGCACCGATCCAATCGCAAATCGGCTTGCTGATGGTGAGGCGGGCCATCAGTTGCTATCCGGAGGCTACGAGGCCGATGGTGACGCCAAGCAGCAAAACCCCAATGAGCCCGAAAGCAATGACTGCAAGTAGCATCATCGTCCCGGCAACACTGGCGCCAGCGGCAACAGGAATCCTGCTGGAATAGAGCCAGAGGAGGGCGCTCAGAACGAAGCAGGCGATGGTCGGGTAGAATGTGATCGGCATCGGTAATTCCTCAAGGTTTTGGCTTTTAGTCATTGAAGGTTGATCCGGCATTTTCGCGCTCCAACTGCCGATCTGCACCAGCGGTTGAACATGATGCTTGACCAGAACCATCATGCGATGGACGTTGAGTCATCCGACTGCGGAGGACGGCATGGTTAGGTCTCAATCGCCGCGAGAACGGGCTGCCAGGGCCCTGTGCCGCAGAGACGGAAACCCGGAAGAAGCAAGGTTCGAGGGCCACCCGATGTGGCACAGCTACCTTGAAACCGTCGACATCGTTCTCGGTGCTGTCCTTCAGAAGGAAGAATGGGATCGCGTCCGTCTGTTGGGTCCGGACTGACCGACACGAGCAATGTCTTTCAATGTCAAACGACATATCTGCACCCGCGGTTGAAGTGGCCTATTCGCCGTCCCAACCGGACGGTCCATCCCAGTAGTCGAGCTCTTCCTCGACCGCGGCGTCGTAGGACTTCGCGCAGGCGCCGCAAACGTGATAGACCGGCCCGTGCATTCCTTCTTCGTAGTCCCGCTTCCAGCGAAGGCCGGTCGACGGCTTTTTGCACCAGTCGCAGCGCCCTGTTTTCGCCTCTTCGGATCGCTCGTAAGCGCGATCTGCATCAAGGCACTCCTGACAGAGATCGTTCATCTCGCAGCCAAAGGAGTCGGTTTCGCCTTGGATGCGAGCGACCGCCAAACGATCTGGGTGGTTGTCGCACTTCGTCCCTTCCGGAAGCTCGTGACCGCTTCTAGGCAAGGTTGAGATCGGCCCCGTCACTTCAGCCATTTTCCCCTCCTGTAGCTCGCAAAATGAGCGCAGAGAGATCGTCGAGAAGCTGAGCTTCTCCCTCCGCGTGTTCGCGACTGATGGCGTCATAGATGGCGATGGTACGCAGCGCCTGGATCGGCTCGACCATTGGGCAGCCGCAGAGCCAGGCGCAGTGCACCGACCATTCTCCGTGCGGCGTTCCCTGCAGTGTCGGCAGGGCGATCCAGCCGAGCAGCAAGTAGTCCGGCACGTCTTCGATGCGGACCCAGCGGTGGAAGGAGATTGCCTTGACCATGACGCGCACTCAGATCACGCGGCCTGCCAGCTGGGCGGCGATGATCTCCCGCGCTGCCCGGAACACGTCAGATGGGGTGTTGAGCCGTCGCGTTAGGTGGAATTCGTCCCCGTCACTGTCCGGCACGTACTCGGTGAAGTGTTCGCGAACGTAACCACTCAGCGCGTCCCACGCCGACTCCTCAGTCCACTCTGGCTCGAAATACCCTGACATGCCGCCGACCATGATCGTCCCCTTGCGGGCGTGTGTCGGTGGTCGGAGGATCTTCCGCCGGCCGGCGCGTGTCGTGAACACGATCTCGGAGCCGCGCTTGCCTGGCCAGTCATTCCTTGCTCCGTAGGTTGGATGGCACGGCAGCCGGTCCCAGTGCTTGCGATCGCCGATGAAGGTGTTGTGATAGCTGTCGTCGTCTTTGGGCGCCGGGAATTGGTCTCCGGAGTAGGATCTGAGCTGGCCAAGCAGCGGCGCGGCACGCTTTGACAGCTTCTTCAGCGTGCGAAGATTCATGACGCACCACCTTTCCCAAACGCGGGAACGATGATGGTCGCCTTAATGCACCGGTCGCCGTCCGCGCGCCGCTTCGCCCACAGTTCGCGCTGGGCGGTGCTCAGCCTACCGTTGGTACCGTCCGGCATGTCCGACACCTGGATGTCGAGCTCATCAAACCTGCGGGAGCAGCAGACATGGCCGGCGATCGCCGCAGCACGGGTAAGCCACTGACCGGTGTAGAGGCCGCTTAAGCCGACGATCACCCACCTGGAGTGCTTTGTAGCCTTCATGATCTGTTGCCTTCTTGGCTCGTGGTCGTGCGCATGTTCTCGCTCGGAGCCCGGGGCGTGGTTGCGGCGCGATCGTGAAGCGAGAACGGTAGGGCATCCGGCAGTACCCAGAGGTGAAACATATTCGCGGCGTCGATTACCTCGGTGGCTGGCGGATAGACTTCGACAGCCGTTTTGTCGGGGCCGGCGAGTTCATCCTTGATCCGCTGCATCTCTCGCCATGTCGGCCGGATCTCCGACAGCGACGTCACGGCTAGATGCCGGACGCCGCTGTCGAGGCGCCGCTCCAGAACGGCGAACACCTTGTTCTTGTGCGCGGTGGTGAACCCGGCCGTCCAAGAGAAGCCGATCGTTCCGAAGGGGAAATGGACGGTCTCCCAAGGCCCCCACGATCCACTGCGCCGGTGCTTCGCTTCTTCCTTGAGCAGGACGCGCCGAGTTGACCGGCCGACGTTGAAGAAATCCGGCGTCATGCTGGCGACCACTTCCAAGGCGTGGGAATCGGGTCGTCTGGTCCGATCGGGCTGCCGTCGTCGAGATTCACGTAGCTGTCGTGTTCCGGGCCGCAGCACGCGGCGTGGATGATGCCGCCGCTCACATCGTTGAGGACTTCGTCGTCGAGCTTCAGCGCCTCGCCACAGGCGATGCAGGTCACCGTCTCGGTGTCGGCGGACGAAGCCTTGGCGAACGCTTCCGCGATGAATTTCACAGCGGTGTCGAAGTGCTGGGCAGTAAGCAGCTCCCAAAGATCGCGCCGTGGCGTCGCGCCGGCGCACTCAGCACCGAACAGCGCGTATTTCGCCCCGGCTCCGACGCAGATGTGCGCTATCACCGAACCCGCTTTGCGCGGGGCTTCTGGATCGCCCTCGAAGCTCTCCCATAGGGCGAAGAAGGTCTCATGGATGTCGTCCCAGAGGCGGGAGTGAAATGCCTTGGCGATTTCCTTCGTCGCCGGCGGCAAGTCGAACGGCACGAGATCGGGGTCCGCGGTGGCCGCTCCGGCAGACTCGCCATTGGGCTCCGGCGCCGCCAGGGCGCGCTCCACGGCCGTCGGTTCCGTCAGGGCCGTGCGCGCCGGCGGCGCTGGTCCGTTCATGCCGGCATCGATCCATGTCCGGAGATCGTGCGCGACACCGCCGTCCCAGCCTTCGCCCATGCACCACTTCCGCGCGCGCAGAAGCGCCGCTCGGAGGTCCTTGACCTGCTGCTCGGCGGCGGCCGCGCGCGTCGCGACCATCTCGAGCTCCGTCTTGTGGCACTTGCACCCGCGGGGACTTGGCTGCCCTTGGTAAGGGCAATCGTCGTCGATGCAGAGGTGTGTATCGCGGTTCATCCGAGCCTCTCCTTAGTTCGAGAGATCGCAACGCCTTTTGCGCCGCTATCCATGATTGCTGTGTGCGAGGATGCAGGGGAGATCGTCGGCGGTGTCCAAGCCGGTCTCGACAGCGAGCCGCTGGATCGGGCTGAGTTGCCCCCATGTCGTTTTGACGCCGTGGACGGGGCACTCGACAGGCGTCGCGTCGTCCGGCTCGATTTCTGTGCCGTTCTGGAGCGCGATCATCGCTGAACCTGCTCCGCACCGGAACGAAGCGCCCAGCGCTTCGGCTCATCCCAATCCTCGCGAACCGGCTCCAAGGTCCGATAACTGCCGTAGTCGCATCGCGCGACGCGAACGGTCGGCTGGTAGCGAGCAATGATGCGGAGCCAAAGCTCGACGGAGATCATCAGGCCAAAGCACAACGTTCGGCGATGCCATGGGCGCCAATGCCTAGTGCGCGGCCTGAAGTGCTCACGCTCATTGTACGGGTTGCTGGTGTCGTAGAAGACCACCCCGATGTAGCCCTTGGGGCCACCCGTGTGCCACGGGCCGCGCAAGATTACTGTCCGCCGATCGCGGGTGAACGTAATGCGCTGGCCGTGCTGCTCGAACGTCGAGCCGTACTTCATCTGGATTTCGAAATGCCGGCCGGCGTAGCCCCTCTGCTGAGGGGTCAACCACGCCTGCTTAGCGTCATCCCAGGTCAGCGAGCCCTTGTGGACATGCTGCTCAACGCGCCCGTCGTCCGAGTACGCGCGCCATACTCCGTCGCCCTCATAGATCCAAGCTTTGTCTGGCCACTGGCAAGGATTTTCCGACGTCTTGATCTTCATCGCCGGCGCGTTGCTGTAGCCGTCGATCCAATCGATCACGGCGCCGGTGCACCACTTCGGGATTGGCTGCGGACCGACCGGGCGCTCGATCCACTCGAATGAGTCCACGTGCGGGACGGCTTTGGCCGGGGTGCTGCTCATCGCTGCACCTTGGCGAAGATGGCGCGGGCGGCGCGAAGGTGGCCAACCGTCACAAATTCCGTGCCGAGATTCACCCGGTCGCCATACACTGGCGCGAATTGGTCGGCGGCTTTGGCAAACGGTCGTAGCGCCTCGACCATCTCGTCGAACAACTGGTCACGCTCGCTCATCCGAGCAATTTCTTGTGCCCCCTCGATCGCCGCCTTCGAAGCTTCCGACATGGCGACTTGGTATTCTTGATGCGGCGTGCAATCAGCGTCTTCGCAGTTGGCGTGCCACTCGCGCGTTTCTTCGAACTCATGCGCTGCGGCTCTGAGACGTTCGGCAAGATCACTAGGGGGTGCCTTTCCAAGATCGGCCTCGGTCATAGTTCGTGCTCCACGTTGACGACGAAATACGTGCGCCGGGTGATGCCGCCGCGGTGTCTGCGCTCCATTCGCGCCAGGCCGCGATCAAGGCAGTAGCGAACGACTGGATTCTTGGTGCTGAAGATCCCGCGGCCGCTTTGGCCGACGCAGCCTTCGTCTCCGGAGATGCGGTTCACCTCACGGAGGAGGGCGCAGGCACGGTGGAAGCGCTTTCGCTTGTCGCTGCTCATTGGGCGTTGACCTGGTCGAGAAGATTTTGAGCGCGCGCTTTGCTGTCAGCGTCGAAGTAGTAGCCTTCGCCCCATTTCGTCTGGACAAGGATTCCGTAGGGCTTGAGCTTCTTCCGCATCTTGCAGACAAAGACGTCGACGATCTTCGCTTCCGCCTCGTCGCGGCCCTGGTAAAGCGCGATCATGAGCGCGTCTCTCGTCATGATGCGGTTCTTCAGTAGGCACCCAAAGATCACCGCTTCCTGCTGAGTGAGACAAAGGAGGGGCGGCGCCTCGAACCGAATGCCGAGCATGGTTTCGAGCTGTCGGCAGCGCTCTCGGAGCTGATCGTTCTCAGCTTCGAGCGAGGCAATGAGATCGTCACGAAGAGTCACTTGGCGCTCCGATCAAGAAGTTGAAGCCAGCGCGAAGCGAGCTCCTTCCAGATTGGGGACCTGGCTTTCTTTGCCTTGGCCTGCGCCTCCAACAGCCCGTCGGTCCCGTCGATGCGGATGGCAGCGGCGAGAACGTCTAACTCGATGGCCTTTCGTTCGACGCAGATGATGTGGTCGGCGGCCGTAATCTCGGCGCTGCTGATCGGCGCTCGTTTCGCGCTCACGAGACACTGGAGCACACGCCTTGCGTCTTTTACGCCTCGCCGCGCGACGAGACCGCGGACGCGGCCGACGGCGGCGGTGTCGCCCGGGGAGATGGCGGAGGATGGCGAGATCTGCCGGATGCGGACGCCAGCGCGCTTGAAGACGTTGGCGACGTCCGTTGCCTCCTCGTCTCCGGACGCCAGGAGCGCCTGGTAAATGTCGAAGGGGGAGACGACGAGCCGGTCGGTGTTGTGGCCTACGAATGCTCGGGCCCGCTCGTCCACGGTACCGGCAGCCACCACGAACACCGGGACCTTGGGAATCTTTAAGGTGGCCGCCGCGATGCCGGTGTGCTGTCCGTCGATAATGTGGATGGCGCCGTCGACGCGCACCCCAATGAGCGGCTTCACCCGGTTCCAGGCGAAATTCTCGACCATTCGCCGGATCAAGCGGATCGATCGCTCGGAAAGGTTCCGCTGATAGGTCGCGTCGATCAGAAGCTTCGTCGGGTCGACCCAGACCAGCTCGGGCAGCTCCCGGCCGACCGTGGCCGGCGTGAGTCCCGCGAGCGGTAGGGGCCTAATGGGGCGCAGGGCGGTCATGGCCGCCCTCCGCGCATCACCCCCGCAGAACGCATGCTGGATCCGGAAACGTCCAACAAAACGTCCAACAAAACGTCCAACACGTGCAACAGCGGATTTGAACCCGCGTTGATTTTGTTGCGTTTTTTGGGGCGATTTACAGGGGGTGGCGGAGACGGAGGGATTCGAACCCTCGATAGGGCTTTACAACCCTATAACGGTTTAGCAAACCGCCGCCTTCAGCCACTCGGCCACGTCTCCGGTGCGCTCGATATGCCCGACACGGTCGCGGCTCGCAAGCGGGATTGCGCAGATTGCACCGCGACCTTTGGGCCTGTGCACGAGAATGTCGGCGCGACGCGGGGCAGGGCGCTTGCATTTCGCCGGTTTGCGGCTCCGCCGGGGTCGCGGAGACGTTCGGATTCGTCCCAGCAGAGGAATCGATTCTCAGGAATCCGCCATTGCAGACCGCGTATTTGCCGGTTGGCGGGCGGCTCATCCACCGCGGCCCGCCTGTTGCAGTGCGGCATTACCCGCCGAACTCGATTTAGAAAGTGTAATTAAAACAGATGGTTGTGTCAGCCGTCGGAAACGGGTGAGTGCTATTTGTGCAACACCCCTTCCGAAAACGGGGCCAGAGCATGGCTCCCTTGTTGCTTGTGCATCACTGTTAGGTAATTGTCGTGGTGCGACGGAGGGGGGCATCCCGAGGTCGCCCCGTAATAGGTGGTTCGCTTAAGTCCCTCGCGTTCAGCGGGTGTGTCCAAAGGCGCGAAGCGGCTAGGCGGGTTTCTGGGATTAAGGGACCACAGCGGGTGCTTGCACTTTGCGGATCGGAACCTTCCCGACAGAGCAACTTGGAGGTTTACATGAACATCGTTAAGGGCCTGTTCCTCGGCTCAGCAGCGGCGCTTCTCGCCGTCGGCGGCGCGCAGGCGGCCGATCTCCCGTTGAAGGCCAAGGCGGTCGAATACGTGAAGGTCTGCTCGATCTACGGTGCGGGCTTCTACTATATCCCGGGCACCGATACCTGCATCAAGCTCGGCGGCTACCTGCGCGCCGACCTGACGCTCGCCGGCAGCGGCGCGTACAACTCGCCCGCCTGGGCTGGTGCCGCTGGCCAGAAGAACCGCCTCGCGAACGACTACGTCTTCCGGTCTCGTCAGGACATCAACATCGACACCCGCACCGCGACCGAGTACGGCGTGGTTCGTACCTACTTCGATGCGGTGTTCCAGTGGACCACTGGTTCCGACACCGTCGCCAACGGCTCGCTCGGCGTGTACTACGCCTTCGTGCAGTTCGCCGGCTTCACCTTCGGTAAGGCGGTGTCGCAGTTCGACACTCCCTGGACCGGCTATCCGGGCAACAACACTTCGTTCCTGATCGGCGGCTACGACGACGTCACCGGCATCAACCAGGTGTCGTACACTGCGGAATTCGGCAACGGCGTGTCGGCCTCGATCTCGCTCGAAGATCAGTCGTCGTACCTGCAGTCGGCGCTGTACAACGTCTCGTCCGCTCCGAACTTCCTGGCCTACGGCGCCAACTCCTACGCCGGCACCTCGATCCCCGACATCGTCGGCAAGATCCGTGTCGACCAGGCTTGGGGTCTGTTCCAGGTTTCGGCTGCGGCGCACCAGGTCCGCGCCAGCTACTACAACACCGCGCTTGAGACCTCCGGTCATCCGAGCGACACCTGGGGCTATGCGGTTCAGGGCGCTCTGTCGCTCAAGAACCTGCCGACCGGCCCCGGCGACAGCATCAACATCACGGCGACCTACTCGAACGGCGCGACCCGTTACGTGCTGGGCGGCGTGAGCCCGAACTCGTTCGCGATCTACGGAAACAACTCGGCTCCGAATACCTACCAGAGCGTCGCGTTCGGTGTTGCTGCTGACGGCGTGTTCGCCGGCCTCAACAACCTGACCGGCACCGGCATCGAGAAGACCAATGCCTGGGGCGTCCGTGGTGCATTCAACCACAACTGGAACCCCTACTGGTCGAGCTCGCTGTTCGGTTCGTACACCAAGATCGACTACAACGGCACCGCGACTGCTCTGATCTGCGGCGCTCTCGGCGTTGCGAACACCGCCGGCTTCAACTGCAATCCGGACTTCGCGATTGCTCAGGTCGGCACTGTCACCCGCTGGACCCCGGTCAAGAACCTGACGTTCTCGGGCGAAGTGCTCTACACCTACCTCGACCAGGCCTCCTCGGGCGTGCTGCCGCTGACGGCTTCGGCGACCAAGCCGCAGGCGAACTACGAGTTCAAGGACCAGGGCGTCTGGAGCGGCAACCTCCGCGTTCAGCGCAACTTCTGATCCCCGCTTCTCGAAGCGAGATTTGATGAGCCCCGGCGGGCAACCGCCGGGGTTTTTCGTTGTCTCCCATTCGTTGTCTCACGTCGTGGGCCGATTGCGTGAATTGAGATGCTGCCGCTGCGATTGGCGAGACATAAGGCGCGCGTGCACCGGCGTCTCTCTGGGGGCTCGAGGCAAAGCCGCACCGCGACGGAGCTCTCAGCAGAGCGATGATCGTGCGCGAAATTCGGCGATGCGCTGGGCTGCTGGGCAGGATGCGCTGGACGGATACCGACCGCTAAAGCCGGCTGCCGCTATTCTGTCCCGACGCCGGCACCGCGGCGGAGGTCGGCTTCGATCTGCAAACGGTGGCCGCCGCCGAAGCGGGCGCGATAGACCTGCAGGTTCTCCATGATCCGCTGCACGTAGTTGCGCGTTTCTGCGAACGGAATCAGTTCGACCCAATCCACCGCGTCGACCTTCGGATCGCGTGGATCGCCATAGCGTTCGACCCATTTGCGGACGCTGCCGCGGCCGGCGTTGTAGCCGGCGAAGGTCATGATGTAGGAGCCGCGATAGTCTTCGATCAGGCCGCCGAGTTCGGCGGCGCCGAGCGCCGCGTTGTAAACCGAATCGGTTTTGAGGCGCTGGAGATCGAAGGTGCAGCCGTGGCGGCGGCAAACGTACTTGCCGGCGTCGGGCGTCACCTGCATCAGGCCGTAGGCATTGGCAGGCGAAACGACTGCCGGATTGAAGGCGCTCTCCTGACGGGCGATCGCATAGACGATGGCGCGTTCGACGTCGGGGCCCACCGAGCGGAACTGCGGAATGCCGTTGACCGGGTAGGCGTAGTGATCGAACGGCAGACCGCGATTGAGTGCGGCTTTGCCGACCAGCAGCATCGCGCGCGCATCGTTGCGCCGTTCTGCGACTTCGCTCAGTCCGATCAGGGCGTCGACATCGCCGTTCTCGCCGACATCGGCGAAGATCGGAATCGCCATCTCGCCTTCATCGATCGCATACAGCAGGCTCACCGCGCGGACGATCTCGAGCCGGTCGGCGTTGCGGCCACCGGATGGTGGACCGTTGAGATCGAGCTGCCCCAGACCGAGCTTGGCGCGCGACAACTGACCGTAATAGCTGGTGGAATGCGCCGCCGATGCCGAGTAAGCGGCGCGCGCCTCCTGGATGCGCCCGGCAGCTTCGGCGGCGCGGCCCTGCCAATAGCCGGCGCGTGCGAGGGCAGTGGGGTTGGTGGTGTCGCGTCCGAGTCGTGCGAAGTGCTGTGCGGCCGTCGCGGGATCATTCAGAAACCGCAGCGCGATCCAACCCGCGGTGAATTCATGCTCGGTCCTGTAGATCGCCTTAGTCGGAGTCGCTGCATCGCGCGCCACCAGATAGGCGAGGCGATAATCGCCGATGTCGATCAGCTTGCGCGCGACCAACCGGCGCTCGATCCACCATTCGTCGAGATTGTGCAGTCGGGCCGGATCGCGCGGGACCGTCAGCATCAGCCGTCCGGCCTCCGCGATCATGTCGTCGCGGCGCAGCACTTGGATCTTGCTGAACAGAAAGCCTGGGTCGTGGTGTAGTTCGGATGGGACGGCGGCGAGCAGCGCCTTGCCGTTCGACGCTTTCTTGTCGACCGCGATCCGCGCTCGCGCTAGCGCCAACTGAGCGGCGCCGAGGCGCTTGGCGGCGCGCAGCGCCGGGCCGAGATCGTCGCCGTACAGGAACGAATCCATCCGCGCCTTGTGGTCGCTCGGCGTGATCAGCGGTCCGAACAACTCCATCGCGGTGGTTTCGGTCGCCTCCGACATGGTGTCGTTGCGCCAGGCGTCGCGTACCAGTTGCTCGGCGGTGCGGCGGTCACCGCGCGCCAGCACCGCACGCGCCAGCGCCAGTTTGCCCTTGCCGGTCGAAGGGCGCTCGTCTTCGAAGTAAGCGAGCACGGCGGAATCATCGCGCCGATCGTCCCACAGCGCGGCCTCGGCGCGGCGGCGCAGGAAGCTCTGCGACGGCCAGCTCGGATTGGCGCGCACGAACGCCGCATAGCGTTCCACGCTGGCGCCGTTGTCCTCGCTGCGCAGGATCACCCATTCGGCAAGCTTGCGCGCGACGGGATCGGAGATGGTGTTGGCGACCTCGGTGGCTTCGCCAGCCCTTTTCTTGCGTGCGAGTTCGATGACGTTTTCGAGCGCGCCGGCATCGGCGGAGGAGGTCGATGCGGTCGCAGCGATCGCAGAGCGCGTCGCCGGCTTGTGCAGGGCTGCGGTGGGCGGCCGCTGACGCATCGGCTCGACCGCTGCAGCAGGGCTGGTGACGGGGAGCTTGGTCGAGGGGCGAGGATCCGGAGCCGGCAGCGACTTCGCAACGTTCTGGGGGGCGGCACTCCGCGCCAGCGGTCGCGGCTTCGGCAGCGGCACCGTGGTGGCGGCGTCGGCAGCCTCGATCAATCCCGCAAAGCCCAAGCTGAGTGCCAGGATCGCCGTCGATGCCTTCAGGACGACCGTGAAACGCGGGCGGCGTTGTGA